ATTCAGACAATTGTAGATTTATCATTACTTGTAACGATAGACACAAAATCATCTCACCCTTACTTTCAAGGTGTGCTAATTATGGATTCAAGAGAGTTTCTTCTGAGAATATGTTTGGTATTCTGAGAAATATTTTGGATTCTGAGAACATTAATAGGCATTCAGATGAGGACTTAGAAACCTTCATTACCTATTTGCAGGGTGATTTAAGACGAGGGATTAACGAATTACAGGCTTCATCCTCATCAAACCGAAGCCTACAAAGTCAGATAGACAAGAGCCTAGAGCCATACTCTGAAATAATAAACATGATAATTGAGAATAACCATACTAATGCTTTGGAGAAGGTGCATAAATTGATACATACGTCTACTGATATGAAAACTATCTGTGTAAATCTACACGATATTATTTTGAAGACTGACATAGGGCGACAGTCTAAGTTCAAGTTACTGCGTGTCGTTGGAGAGGCGGAGTGGAGAAGTAATAATATGACTCCTAAAGTATTAGCATCTTGGATGATAGGACAGATGGTATAATGGCTGAGATAGTTTTACTTGGATATATAATATTGAGATTTATATTAAGAGTAGACCTTACAGGAAGAAGAAGGAGAAAATGGTAATGTCAAAATTAGACTTTAACGAAGATGGAGTAGTAGACCTACATGATGTAGAACATCTACTACTTCGATATGAGATAATAGCGTTAGGTGGCGCACTGCTGATTGTGCTACCTATACTAAACACGCTAAATTACATCAGCGTAGATTCCAATTTCTTTTGGATAATGTGTGGCTTAGTCATGCTGACAGAAGGGTTAGTGGAAATAAAATATGAAAGAAAGCGAAAGCAACAAATGGAGGAAAAGAAAAATGAATGAAAATGAAGTAAGACAAGCAATAGCGAAAACTGCTGATGCTATCGGTTATACCGAAGCAGAAGCGTTGGCGAGGTTTGAGGACATATGTTCCAAGAACAACGTCAATGTGAGTGACGAGCCAATGTTGGCTCTAAACTTGTGGAAGGAGTTCTACAACAATGCGTTAAGAGCGCAGAAGAACACTACCACTGCTAATACATCGGGTTCATCCGGTGGATGGTATAAGACGGCATTCGGTTATTTCGTAAGTGTGGATGACGCAAGAGATATGCTTGCTATGCAGAACGAGAGAATAGTTGCAGACTATCGTAGAGATAGAGATGGAACATACAACTTAGGACAAGTTGCAGTATTCACTCAAACTAATGATGGTAAGTACGAAGCAAGAATGGTAAGAGAAGGCGAAGAAGTGATGAAGACAATGGTAAGCCTACCTGCAAACAACGTAGATATGGAAGATGGAACTTTTGTAGTTCCTCTTGATACTAACGATGCTGAATGGAACAAGGCTCGCTATGGTAAGCCACTGGCTGCTTCCGAGTGGAGAAGGTCAGCAGTGTTTATCGGTGAAGTCGAAGGCAACATGGGTAAATACTACTTCAACTACAAAGGGCCATCATCTAAGGAGTTCAATCCTAAGACGTTTGAGTGGGTTCACTTTGAGTGTATCATAAACTCAAGTGATGGTAGTAAAATACATGGAGGCAAGGCTCACACTCTTGGAAGTCTTGCGTACAACAGTGACCTTGCTGATGATGATTCCCGTAAGAAGGATATGTCAACAGTAGACATGAGAGAATCTCTCATGGAGTATAGTGGAGATAATTTCTTCGCAGTAGTTGACTTGGAACTGGCTCACAACGAGTTACAGAACAAAACTAACTACAACGATAGATACATCTTTACTGATGGTCAGGTAACAACTGTTAACATGAACCCAACAAAGAATGGAAACAGGTTATTCCATATGTCGGATTACAACTTGGAGAACGTTGCCGACTTTTCATGGGATGACTCCATCACCTGTTGGACACCACCACACATCGAAATTGATTTCGGTACAGGTTCTAATGTGGTTGTTGTGGGAAGGACATCACAAGGAACTGATGAAGATGGAAACCTAAGACCCATTTCCATCAACGTTACAGGCATTCTTGTAACAAAGGCAAGAGGCGGAAGCCCCGAAGAAATCACTCACATTGATGAGAATGATGATGACTTCGATGATGACTGGATGCCAGTCTGATTACGTAACCGTGTAACCATACACTTATTGTTGGTCTTAGGGGTGCAATGCCCCTTCTTAAAACAAAGGAGAAATAAACATGAACAAAGGATATTACAATGAATACAAGATAACCTCTTATGCTGATGATGACAATGTTATACATGGTCAAAGTTATGCTATTAGAGCGAGCAACGTAGATTTTACTACGTGGAAACAAAACCAAAACAAGACTGATGAGTATTGGCTTAAGTTACATACTCTTTCAGGAAAGGAAATAAGAATAAAAGTAGACTACAAAGGATTGAATGAGATACTGGAAGCAGTAGGCAATCCATTAGTAGAATATAGGAATAGGGATTATAATGAGTTGGAACACAAATACTAGAACAACGAAAACGTTTGAAGAAAGAAAGAAGGAAAGATTAGAGAAGATAAAGCACAAGGCACAAGTTGCTATATCTTTCATGTGTCTTGGAATTTGGGGAGAACCCAAAACCGCTAAGACTGCTATTGCATTAGACATCTTAACAGAAGAAGATATTGCAAATGACATGAAGGTATATGTTTTTGATTTTGATAATCGTGCTATTGATGTAAAAAGAAATCACTACAAGAACATAGATAATATTGTTGTTGATAATCCAATAGAGCGTAAGGAAGACAGTCTAGTTGACTTTGATGCTACTATGGAAAATGCAAGAACTTTCTATGAGATGGCTATGGAGTGTTTGAATGAAGGCAAACTAAAAGCCGTTATTGTAGATGGAGCAGATAAACTACTTACAGATGTCTGCGAAACTAAGATGCGTGAAAAGCACAAGATGGATGCTGATGCAGTTATCAAGCAACCTCCTTATGTTTGGGGTGATAGAAACACTCCTTACAAGAACTTCTTACATAAGCAGATATTAGAGATGCCTTGCCATCGAATAGTTATTGCACATTCTAAAGACAAGTATTCGGGTAATCCGAATCCTGTTGGTGTAGAGGCTAATTGGCATTCATCAACAGAAGATATCTTCACTTCCACAATACGAATGAACCGAGACATCAGGAAAAATGGTGCTGAATACCATGCTCTCTTTGAGGCAAGTGCGAGAAAGCCTCAGTTGATTGGTTCACGAAGATTGGTTTTATCTATCAAAGATGGTGAAATTGATTGGACTGGTATTGAGGAAATAAAGGCAGGTGAAATATGATGGATGAGAAAGAAGATTGGATGAACGTTGAAAGGATTAGGCAATACACAACAATGCTACATTTGGAGTGTGTTGGTCATCCTTCCATAACAAAAGGACAGAGAATAAGTTGTAATAGAAACATTGCATTGAAGGTAATTGATGCACGTAACTCTACTGAAATAAAACAAGTAGCAAAAGTAGAAGGGTGGCGTTTCTTGAAAACATTGGGTAAGAACCAGTTTTTCTGCCCTTCATGTTCAGATAGAATATTGAGCATGAGAAAAGAACAGAAGTTCATTTGGGGATGAACACAAAGAAGGTATCTCCTACTCCGAAAGGGGTAGGGATATCTTCACAAAAAGAGATGATTAAAATGCAAATAGAATTAGAAGTAAATACATTTAGAGAATTAATTGAAGAAATTGCCGTTAAAGGTAAATACAACAGTGGCGATACCTGTAAGAATGGTCAAGTTAGTAACTATGCAGTGTTGAAGGTAGAAGGAGATTATCTTGTAGCATACAATGCAGACAACATAAACATTGCAGTTATACGCTTGAGGCTTGAAGAAGGCCAGTTGTTCAGAAGTGGTAGGACTGTAATTGACATTGAGAAGACTGTAAAGTATCTCAAGGGATTTACTGGAATAGTCACTTTAGAATTTAGAGATTATCTTACCATAAAGAATGACAGTTCAATCGCAAGAGTGCCGTTGGTAGAAGAACACCCTACACCCAATATGATTAGTAGAGGAGAAGTCTTCCACAAGACATTACGCAGTATGGGTGAAGGTATGCCTACTTTCGGTAAAACGGAATACAAGACTGAGATAGTTATCTCAGAAGATGAGATACTTTCAGCAAGTAAGAGTTGTGATGTTGTTGGGCTTGCACGTTACAAGTTTGATTATGATGAAGATGAAGAAAGTCTAATCATGTCAAGTAGGAAAAGCATAACCGATAAGTTTGATGTTGTTATTGAAACTACAATGTCAGAAGGTGAAGATGCTACTGTTGAGTTCAATGGTCAAGTTACTAAGTTCCTCAAAGGAACAGTTCGTCTTTACATCAAAGACGATGCACCAATTTTGTTCGTAACGCCAACAAGAATGCTATTGAAAGCACCATACATAGGTAATAGGTGAGTATGTGGATGAAAGAATAAAGTTGATTTGGTTAGAAACTTGCGGAACAGGACAGTCAGCCGTTGATATATCCGGCTTTAATATAGAAGAGGAATAATAATGATAATATGTAATTTAGAAGAAGGAATAGGAGTAAGGTGGAGAAACACCGATGGAGAGATTCAATCTAAGGTTGTATCCCATTCGGAGTTTAGACCATACTTCTATGTTGATAGAGGAACTGTTGATAGAAGTATATCTATACCTTGTAAAGACAATCATGGTAGTTTTAAATTAGAACTCAGTTCTGAGAGAACAGAAGAAAACAACCTCTACGGTGAACCTTTAGATAAAGTTACATGGACTCCTAACCATCCAAGATATGCTAAGGACATTAGAGTTGCTTTAGATAAGATGGGTATTGACACATACGAAGCAGATGTTGCTCACTATTACAGATATGCAGTTGATGAACTTGATGAGATTCCTGAACAAAGGCCACGAAAATGGTATTGGGATATGGAGTGGATGCAAGGCGGTGATTACGATGAGCAGATTACTTGTATCGTAGTCTATGATAACTTTGATGAGAAGTATTACACGTTTGTTTGGCATCCCTATGTAGTGGATTTCAAAGGAGATAGGTTTGATGATAACGAGACATCTTTGGTAGATAGTGTACTGATTGAGTGTAGAAGTGAAAGACATATGCTTTCAAGATTCATGGCTATGTTTGTTGACAAAGAACCTGATATGCTTATCTCTTGGTTCGGTTGGAAGTTCGATTTACCAAAGTTATTGATACGTATGGTTCACCATGAATTAGACCCAAGAGTAATGTCACCATTTGGTGAGATTACAGGTATTGGTTGGAAGAACAATACACCTACTATTTGGAAATCAAGAGTAGAAAGGTTCTCACCTATCAATCAACCAATCAAGGGTGTTATTACAGTAGCCTTAGATTTAGTCTTTGAGCGTCAATGGAATGATGCACAGAAGGGAACATTACCTTCTCTTGCATTGGACTATGTTTCAGAGACAATCTTAGGCGAGAAGAAGTTAGTCAGTGAAAAGTTCCCTGATAAGAATGACTTCTTCAAGAAAGCATGGACAGAAGATGCAGACACTTACTTGGAATATGCTGAGAAAGACGTTGAGTTGTTAGTCAAGATTGATGAGAACAACCATTGTATTGATGCAGTTTTGGCGTTGCAGAAACTTTTGATTGCTCCATTCGATGCTTGTTTCTATGCGAGTAACATGGGTGGAATATATTTCATGCGTAATGCCTCTTGGAAAGCCCCTACGGGAAGGAAAGGAGAACGCAAGGACTATGACGGGGCTATGATATACAATCCCCTCACAGAAGGCACAAATGGTATTCACAACAATGTTGCCGCATTTGATTTTGCAGGTCTATACCCAAGTATGATTGTGTCAAGGAATATATCATGGGAAACAATTTCACTTGAGCCAACGGAGTTTGCAGTTAATCTTGCTACACCAAGAGATTTCTCCGATGTCAAGCAGAAAAACATGATGTATTTCAAAACAGATAAGTTGGGTCTTTTACCAAAAGCAGTATTAGAACTCAAAGAACTACGTAATGAATACAAGAAAAACATGAAGATGGCTAAAGGAAAGTCTGAGTTTAACAAGTGGAATAATAACCAGTTAGCAGTGAAAAGATTGATGGCTTCTTTTTACGGTATTATTGCCTATCAGGGATTCGGTTGGGCTAATGTTGATTTAGCCGCAAGTATCACTGCAAGTGCAAGAGAGGCTATTAGAGAAGCAGCGTTCAAAGTGAGGGAGTTATAATGGTGAAGTTAATCAATCTAACTAACCATGATGTTGTAATACATCAGACTGTTGATGGTGAAGAAAAGAAAGTTGTAATAGAACCTAGTAAAATGTGGGCTAGAATGAATAATCAATCTACGGAGAAGGTAGAACTTGTAGAAATGGATGGGGTGAAAATACCCATATTTGAAAAAAGTGATTGGTATAATTCAGTTGGGTGGAGAGGTAGGGTTTTCGGATTACCCACACCAAAGAAAAACACATACTACATAGTTAGTAGAATTGTTGCTCACCACAATTTAGATAGGAACGATTTGTTAATACCTGAAAGCAACCTAAAAAGAAAAAGTACGTATTTGTATAGGATAGTGATGTAAATGAAAGTAGTTTATGGACATACAGATTCCATCTATGTAGAGATGGAAGACGATGATATTAGTAAAGCAGAAGATGTTTTACAGATTCTTAACACTCATGTTAGGAAGAAGTTTCCAAACTTGTTAGGGTTAGAGGAGCATCCTGTAACCTTAGAGTTTGAGAAGTTCTTCAAGACTTTAGGTGTAGGATGTAAGAAAAACAGAAATGCAGGTTTAATATCATGGAAAGATGGAGAGTTTCTCGATGAGTTACAATTCACGATGACAGGATTCACGGCAAAGAGAGTAGCAATTACTCCTCTTGCTAAGGAGATTCAGTTAGAGGTTTTAGATAGATGGGTTAAGGAACAGTCAGAAGAAGAGATAACTTCTTTCTTACAGTCTGAGTATCAAAAGGTTCTGAATGGAGACATTGAGGTATCTAAACTTGCACAACGAAGTAGATACCGTGAAGAAAGATTCAGTGTTAAATGTAGCAATTGCACCAAAGAAGGGTTTTATTCTAAAAGAAAGAACCCTAAGATATCACTGATGGATTTAGTCAATGACCCAATGAAGGTGTGTTGCAATAATCCTACATATGTAACGTTAGAAGGTAAGAGAGCAATCATTGGTTCAGGTATAGAAGGAGTAATCTATCACAACTACATGAACCCTGATAATCTAAT